GTGAATACCGGCGTAAGCCGGTCGAAAATTTTTGGGGTGGGGGAGTACCCCAGCGGTACGTTTCGTTTTAAGAAAATAGACGGCTCGTTCTGGAATGGCGAAACGTTTCGTTTTGCGGATTATATCTGCTGCTTTGGCACGCTCACGCTGCTCCTTCAGACGGTTGGCATACTGGATGGTGGATGCGATATTGAGCGTATCCATATAATAAGTACGAAGGACATCGAAATCCTCACCAAACCCCTTCAGCGTGGAAAGTTCGTTCTCGACTTTGGAGAATATGGAATCAATTTCGTTGCATACAGACTTCATGCTTGCGGATTTGTTGAGCCACTCAGACTTGAAAACCTTATTGAAGTCTACAAGGTTAACATTCAATCCATCAAAGTAAGTCTTGATAGTGGCTTTCTTTCTATCCTTGTATTGCTGTTCGTTTTGCTTGACTACCGTGTCAATCTTGGCAGAGCACTCGCCGATAAGTTTCACGGTTTCGGTTACAACGTCCTTGAACTCCCTGAAAGGTTTCATGAATTCTTTCTCAATTTCAAGACGTTTGGCATTGAGGGCTTTCGCCGCCTTGTTTAAAGCTGCCTTGTCTTTCTTTGCCTGATCGATATTCTCATCGTTATAATTGGAGATATCATACATTGGCAAAGCGGCTTTTACCATATCTCTGATTTGCTTTGCGTTGGTAGTAAGACTACCTAACGTCTTTTCACTGACGATCAGTTCAAGATCGCTTTCCTGGATTGCTATCTGTGTATTCATTGTTCCATATTTTTATTAGTCCCATCCACCATTATTGTACATAGACAAATCGGCAGAATCTAAATTCGTTTTCTGAATAGCTTCTAAAAGTTTTTTCTTGGTTTCCCGGCACATGTTGTAACCATATCCTTTATACCGATATGTACGCTCCCATGTGCTAATTGGGAAAGGAATATTTTCATCAATAACCAGCCTTTTCATGTGAAGATGCTCGAAAAAGTTTTCATGATGGAGTAGCCGGTATTCATAGCCAACTATTTTTTCTGATGAAAAAGGAATATCATCATCGCTATTGTCGTATTTAGGTTGCTTGAAATAAGCCATTTTCGCAACGGTAAAATCAAAGCTCCTAAGTATTTCCTCCGGCGTACCAAATTCAGATTCGATAAATTCAATCCATATTTTTTCACCGTCTTTCTGAAAGGCACATACCTTTTCATTACGATATTTAAATTTCCAGCCATCTTTCACATAGCCGTCGCTATTGAATAAATCTACTGCATCTTGGAAGTCATCGTTGCTTTCAAAGAATATATCTATATCTTTTACACGTTCACCGGAAAGGATGTTTTTAAAACACCCGCCTGCAATGAACCCGTTGTGACCTTCCATATACCTGTCAAGCCATCTGATTTGCCAAAAGTTGTCAGGGGTGTTTTCTTTATAGCTTGTATTCATCGCTCTATTGTTTTTAGTTTCTACTAAATTTATCAGCTACACGTTCAATAACTTCTGCATTTTCTTCGGAAAGCCATTCTTTAGCGACATTCCAAGATATACTTTTAGAGGCCTTGAAATTATCAAGGCGTGTGGAATGATGTGACAAACGTCCTTCGGTAGGCTTCAATCCCTTGTCATGAAGTTCACATAGTCCGTTATGGTAAAATATGCAGTATTCGTCACCCGCAACAGCTTGAATCATGGGGATGGGAATATCAATCACGCCCATGATTATCCCGGCTCCCCACAAAGTGGGAGCCAGCCTGTCGGCATATCCGGCATCTATGAGCCTCTCTATATCCTGAGGAGTACCCAGACATGGTGTGTGACATTGCATCCTGCATAACGAGCATTTGCATTCGCATGGTTTTCTTCCAGTTTTACGTATGATACGTTGCAACTGGGTTTCTTTTATCAATAGTTGTCCCGTCATTCCGCTTCAATCAGTTCTTTGACAATATCATCAGCCACACGAATGCGCTTCTCCATTTCGGCAAACACCGCTTCATCCGGCAATATCCTTACTATATGAATAGGATTGCTCTGGAAAGGGTTGTAAATAACAAAATCAGTCCATTGCGCACCTGTGCACATCATATGGGCCATGCACTGGTAGAAATACTCGAACTTGACATCAAGCAGCGACGCATTGTTGTGTATTTCACTTTTATACTTCATGAAAGTGCTTTGAATCGGGCATTTGATTTCCAGACAGCCTTTTTCACCGGTTTCTTCATCGTAATAATAACCGTCAGGACTGCTTGCGAAATGTTCTATGGCAGGGTGTTTGCATGATCCTGTCTCAACTATATGTCTTCCTGTCAGACGTTCATACAGCTCTCTGGCATTTTCTTCCTGATCAGTACCCCATTGCATCGCCTTGGTGTTGACACAGACCTGATGCAGATATTTCTCAAACTCGACATCATCATTGATAATTTCAGGATTCATATCCCTCTCTGATGCAACTTGATAAATATAAGTTTTGGCAGTATCGGAAAAATAATCACTTCTCCCTTTCTTCATTAGGAGTCCGATTTGCGACCCGGTGAAGTTACCGAGCCGCTTACGGAACCATTCTATAGAATGTTGTATTTCCATTATAACAATGATTTTCGAGTAGGTTTATTATTCGCGTAGTCTTGAGTTTGATCTGTCGGTTGTTCCGGGCGGGGGTGATCCTTGACTCCTGCGGCTTTTGCAGCGATTTCGGCAAGTTTGTTGCTTTTTGCTGATTTATCAATAATTTCCTCATATTCGGCATCCTGAATGTCATCTGCCTCCTCTTTGGTGATAAGCCCCATTGAGATTTCCGGGCAATAAACACGCTGCCAGAAAGCGGCTGCACGATAACGGAGCATCTGGCTTGGCATTGATTGCCATTTGGAACCGTTCTTCTTGGTCCAGCCTTCCTTTTCAGCCATTCCCATGGTGATCCAGTCACCATGAAGCGGTTCCTTGTGGTCTTTGTCGGACGATTCATAAGCAATGCAGCGGCATCCGTACTCCGGCGTACCTTCTTCTCCCTTAAACTCATAACGGAGTGGGGAGAAACGGCCACTTGCGTTAATAGTGGCAATCAGGAACTTGCTGCTGAAAGCAGGGTTGCCATGCACGATATAAAGATTCTGCATACACATAAGCGGATTACACCCCATACGCATGGCCATATCCAGCGCAATCACGCAGTTTCCCACATTTCCCTTGTACGTATCCGGAACGATTGTGCTTGTTGTGTACATGTTGGCCATGCGCTGCATGACCTCAAACTGTTTCACGGTTTGTCCTACCGGTGTCATTGCAAACTCGGCCGCTTGTTTGGCCTGAATAATCTGTAATTCTGTAACTTGATTGTTTTCTTCCATCACTCTTGAATATTTTAAAGTTCAACAATATCTTGGTATTCCCTGAAGGATGCACAACCTCGTGCGCTCTTCTTCAAGTTCGTCAGTAGCGTAATCCTTTTGAATGCATTCCATCTCCGAGCGTAATTCGTTTATATCCTCCTGTATAAGCTGCATGATTTCCTTTTTGGAAGAGAAACCGTATTCAGGCAGATATTCCAACCCGCACCCTTTCACTTTCTCAAGTTCGGCTTCCAGCCGTGCAAGTTCCTCATTCATGACAGTCCGTCTTATAGGATTCATAAATAATGCCGATAGCGGAGAGAATCTCCCTCATCCTTGCGTTCTCTTTCTCAGCCAGCTCCATACCGGCAAGTTGGAACTGCAATCCTTTCACCTGTTCAATAAGCTCATCATGGCTCATCTGCTGCAACTCATTGTCTGTTCTCATCATTATATATGTTTTTAAGATTATTTTTTCTGTCAATTCTCACGGCAAGTATGAGAGATAATACCACGAATGCGGATATTGATACCCAAAATGCGGTGTCAAGATTGTCTATTGTACCATGTACGATAGCTGCCAGAGCAAACCAAATGAGATATAATACTTTCATAACTTATTGTTTATTAGTTCCTTATAGTGATATAAAGTTAACTATTTTTACTTTGGATGCAAAATTGTAAAACTTTAAAAATCAGTGGCTTAACTTTATATAACTATTTGAAATTCAAATAATCTATTTGAGCGCGGCGTGTTTCAGTACATCAAAGGCGTTGCAGTACCATCTTCCGTTCTGCCTGTTGGCAGGTTTCTTTTCGGCACGTATGGCACCAGAACCTACCAGTCTGAACAACCTTCCTCGTCCGCCCACGATAGTGGCGGCTTCTCTCTGTCCGAATGTCTTGTCATTCAGGACGATTTTCAATACTTCCTCGTTTAACATGATATTCAGGATTTATAGTTGGTACATTGCGGTAAAATCTCACGGCAGTTCGATATAACTGAGGTTGACACTGATACAGTTGTGAACAGAACGTATCTTACGTCTGTATCCCTCTATGTCGCTTATAATGACAGGGGTCTGCAATTTTACTGTATCCCTTCCTCCATTGGCATAAACAAGCTGGTAGCCTGTTATCTGATATTTATTTTCCATAATGAATTAAGATTTGATATTTGGTCACTCTGTGAGGTATCGAACCTCCATACCTGGCAAATGAATATAGAGATAATGATTCATGCCCATTGTACGCACCTGTGACAGAGTGGAGTGGTGTTCCTATCCTCACGGACCGGAACATCTGGAACTTTTCAGAATTAGATACATAAAGAATTGTGACTAACACACAAACAAAATAAGACTAGCATACTGATGATCCCCTCAATGGCTTAAACCGGTTGTTATCCCGAATCTTACGGGAGGGGATGGGGTTATATAGAGTCTGGCAAATGAATCTGTCATATACAACCATCATCTTGCATTGAACGAGCGGATGACTGTTGCTTTGGCATCATTGCGGTAGTCGCATCTCCAGTCATTGCGTCCCATGCGTGAACTGTAATAGGATCGGTAGTTCCTGTAATCGCGGTTTCCGTACTTTGCCTTATATTCAGCGGCACGCCTTGCATTCTCCTCGCTTATTCTTGCTTCCTCTTTGGCTTCCGTCCATGCTTTTGTCAGGCAGTAGCTGAATGTGGTATTGAACGTGTGGCCGAAAATGTAATGCGCTCTTGTCATTATTCTGCTTAAATCGTATCTTTTCATATCCTTGCTGTTTATGGATTTATTTTGATATTGTAAAGATACTTTATTAAAGTGGATTATACAAATATAAACAACTGATTATCAATTAGTTAAACTTTGTTTAACGTGATGTGCTATTGATATTGAATGCTGTTACTAATTGTGTTGTACCACTGAGTGAACTATTCAATATGAATCTTATAATCTGATATTTTTAAAACTCGTGCCTGTACGGAATATTCACTACGTCCGCACAGGCTGTATCTGAAGGTCATACTTTCAGCGATACTTGTGCCTCACACCAAGCATACTCATCACGTTAAAGACAAATTGATGTGCTGAAAGTTTTCTTTATTGTGTTTTCCAAAATGTCAAAGAACTCTTTAAAATCGCGCCTCTGAGCCAATTCGATTCGGCAACTCATGTCTTTTTCAGAGGCTTTTCTTAACTTTGCAATATCAACTTATAAAATTAAGAATCATGAAAAATTTTATCGAAGTTCATGTGATAACACATGAGAATGCACCTACTACCAAGGTGTTGATTAATGTATCATCTATTTTTATTGTTGAATCACTCTTCAATAATGCTATCATTGGCATACAAATGCCGTCAAGTAACAAAAAGAATGGTTTTGAATAGATTAACTATAATATTAGTGAGAGTTATGAGAAAGTCATAACTCTTATTAAAAATGCCCTGTCGTAAGCCATTTGAATAATTGTTCGGAGCGTTCCAACCTTTCCGCAAGCAAATCTTCAGGAATGGTTGGAATGTTTTTTGACTCACAATATCTGTAATAGTCTTTAACGAAAGAAGCTGTATTATAGCTCCATTTGCGCAACTCCGCTTCTTCAGCAACAGACAGTTTGTGTCTTTTGACTAACTTACCAAATCCAAACATAATTTATTTCATTCTAGTTACTGTAATTGTTTTAGCCTCTCTGTCTATACGGGTTTTGAATGTCTTTCCCCATTGCAGTCCGTATGTGGTGCATACAGTTCTGACGGAAGTCATCATCTGAATAGGATAAGTAAATTCTTCACCTATCTTCATCACTCTCAGCGTTGGTGTAATCGGGCTTTTCTCTTCTTTTTCTGCCATATTATTTTGATTTATTTATTGTTTTACTAATTTTGTAATGCAAAGATAAATATATTATCTAAGAAACAAGAAAACTCAGTGATTAATCAGTGGATTTTAATATTAATTAAACTTGTTGTTTATGAATGTACAGAGTAGGCTTTTTGATTTCATCTCATCGAAGAAGATTTCAATATCAGATTTCGAAAGGGCTTGTGGACTATCCAATGGTTATGTGCACAAGATTAAAAATTCTGTAGGCAAACGTGGCTTGCTGGATATTCAGAGAAAATTCCCTGAACTTAATACTGACTGGCTTCTTACGGGAGAAGGGGAGATGCTTAACGATACATCTTCATATATTGCCAATAGCGACCATCATGGAACTTCTGTAGCAGGAAACGGCAATAACGTGAATACCACCAGCGCTTTGGAAAAGGCATTGGAAAGTCTGATGGAACAGCAAAGACTTACAGCGAAAGCGCAAGAGCAGGTGGACAGGTTGCTGTCTTTAATGGAAAGGATGACTAAATGAAATTTAATTAATAATACACTATGGAAACATTTACATTAATTCTAGCAATCGTTTGCTTGGTTTTCGGAATCTTGCAGATAATCTTGTTCTTCAAGGTGTGGAATATGACCAATAATGTAGCAGGCATCAAGGCGCTGTACGAAAAGCAAAACAGTGAAATGTTGGCACTGCTGAAAACAATAGCGTCGGAAATGAAGGAACCCAAGCAGCACAACAACAAAGAGAGCAAAGGTGATATAAAGGTGGTAGCAGCAACCGAAATCAAAAAGGAGAGCACTTCAGCACAACAGCCAAAGAAAGAACGTCCTACTATAGACCGAAGCAGTGAAGAATACCAGCGGAAAATAAAGAAGTGGAACGTCTTAAAATCCCGTGGGTATATCGAGCAGGCTGTAAGGGAGTATATGGAATACACCGGAACTGAACAGAATGAAGCGACCGAATTTATAAACAACTTATAAAATAGGTATGGATTTCAAAGACAATATACTTCAGCTTGCAGAAAGGATAAAGAAGCAGAAAGATGCCATCCAGACAGAGGAAGCCACCAAAAACGCCTTCATCATGCCCATAATAACGGCGTTGGGATATGATGTATTCAATCCTTTTGAGGTAGTGCCTGAAATGGACTGCGATCTGACAAGGAAAGGTGATAAGATAGATTACGCCATCAAAAAGGATGGCAGGACGATTCTTCTGATAGAATGCAAGCACTGTAAGCAGAACCTTGACTTGCACAACACCCAGCTTTCAAAATACTATGCTGCGTCCAACGCACGCTTTGGGGTGCTTACAAACGGTATCGAGTATCGGTTTTATGCGGATCTTGACAAGACGAACATCATGGACGAGAAACCTTTCTTGGTGGTGAATATGCTGGACTTGTCGGATGCAGATATAGAGGAAATGAAGAAGTTCCACAAGTCATGCTACAATGAGTCGGAAATACTCAGCACGGCAAAGGAACTGCAAATGATGATACAGATAAAGGAGATTCTTGCAAAGAATTTCCAGTCGCCGGGCGATGAGTTTACGAGGTATTTTGTCAGAAGTCTTAATAACGGGAAATCCACACCGAAGCTGATCGAAGAATACAGACCGATTGTGAGGAAATCTATCTTGTCCGTGATAGGAGGGATGATTTCAGGCAGACCGGATACCGCCATACTGGTGAAAGAAGAGAAAACACGACAAGCACCGAACGATGGAATGGCTGTTATAGGTGACAAACAAGATGCAGTGATTACACGGGAGGAAACAGACACATACAATATAATCAGAGCTGTTCTTGGGGAACAAAGTGAAATATCATATACCAGTTTCAAAGGCTATCTGCTGATTTGGACTGGACATGAATATTGGTGGGTATGCCGTGTATCATTAAGGCCGTACAGCAAGCGGATATGTTTTGTTACAGAGAACAGAACCGGATATAAATGGATTCAGTTACAATCAATAGAAGATATCCGAAATTATTCAAACGAGATAAGAACGGCTTTTGGAATAGCCTGCAAGCAACGGAAACAATATCAATTAAAACATAAGAAATCATGA